AAAAAAGAGACTCACATGGCTGATCAATTTGCTAAGGATATGATTACCCATGATGAAGGTAGACGTAGAATCGGTTATGAGCCTTTAATCATTCCAACTCCAGAAGAAATTGAAAACGAACAAGATCTTGCAGAGAACTTTCCAGAATGGCATAAAACAAGATGGAAAATGTTTGAAATGCCCAAGCTTCTCATTCAAGCTCTTGATGAACCCTACTCTCCAATTGCTAAGGCTCTGGCTAAAGATAATTCAGTCAGTATGACTTCTGGGGACTTCAGTCAGTCTGGCCAGGAGCAAACACAGAGAGATCTGGAGCTGGTTAAGGCTAAAAAGCCAGATCCAAAACCTGTTACAAGGAAGGATGGTTATTTAACCAGTACCTTTAACCAGACTAAGATAGATGTTTTAAGAAGAATCTCCGCAAAGGAGAAACTAGAAGAAGATTGGGTTGCTGCGCTTATTCGGAGTGAGTTTTCTTCTGCTATACAAACATTATTATCTGAGCAGATGATTGCTTATAAAAATGGCTATCAACGTCATTCAAATTCTTTTGATCCAGTTTTTATAAACGGAACGATAATCGCCAGGAAATTTTTTAGAGATAGACTGGAAAGATATGTCTATAGATTAACTGAAGAAGTTATTGCTTCTTTAAAAAGAAATTCTTCTTTTAACTTTTCGGTGGAATCTATACTCTCTAAGGTCAGAGCAGTTTTTGATTCTTATGAATATAGAACTAGATTTATTGAAGATGTTGAAATTAAAAAAGCATTTTCTTATGGGGAAGTGAATGGACTTAAGGACGCTGGAATTGAAATAGCTTTTATATCTAGTGTTGATGGGAGCTGTGCACAGGGAGCAGCATTAAAAGATAAAGAAATTATTTTAAATCTTGTTACCCTTGAAGATATCCCTCCATTTCATGCTAAATGTAGTTATCATATAAGTAAAAATTTTAAAAAAGAGGGTAAAACCGAATAAAAAAATAGCAGAATAAGTTGCAAGGTTATTTAAATCATTGTAAAAACTTGATAATTTTTAAAATTAAGACTATTATGTGTTAGATACTTGATTTGAAAATTATTTTTTTAAAAAAATGATTCAAGTAGTCGGAGCAAAATCGTGAGCAATCAGAATTGTCTTAAAATAACAGACTTGGTTAAATTTTCTTTAGTTAATCAAAGTCTCATTAGTATCCGCGATGACTTCAGTCACGCGTCAGATACACAGAGTGCCGGGAATATAAATAAAGATAATCTCGGAAATCTTCTCTCTTTGAATCCTAGTAATCCATTAAGAAAAGGTTTGCAAGTTAAAATCGCTGCAAGTCATTCTGGTATTATAACAAGAAACAATGGATTTTATCTTCCTGATAACATGCGTAAGGGTGCATCAAGTTTTATTGAAGAATACCCTAAACCTGTCCTTCTACATCATGATGATCATAAAGACCCAGTGGGTAGAATCATCGCTGCAAACTACAGGGATACTTCTCCAGTGGTTTCTAACAGGTATGATGGATTAGAAGTTAAGAACAAAGATGGAGAAGTTGTTGGAACAATTACTGATTCCCTTATAAAAGATTTCGTTGGGAATAAAATGCCTTTTGGCATGCAAGTGGATATTGTTTCAACTATGTTTAGAGATAGCTTGTTGTCTGACAGGGCTTATCAAGGTCTAGGATTTATAGAACTTGTTGCCAATGTCACAGATAAGAACGCGATTGAAAAACTTTTAGACGGTCGATATATTACTGGGTCTGTAGGAGCAACTACAGATAAAGCAGTTTGTTCAATTTGCAAGTCAGATTGGACAAGAGAAGGACCATGTGATCATAAACCAGGAGCCTTATATGACTCTGCAAAATGTTTTATTATCGCTGGTGAATTAGTATATGACGAGTATTCTTTTGTAAATGTCCCCGCAGATAGACACTCTCAAGTTTTAGAGTTAAATTATAACGGATTGCGAGATCAAATTGAACTCGCTGATGATTATAAGGGGCATCTTTACGAGGTTAAACTAGGATTTCCTCAATATGATTCCAACAATAAGGAGAACAAAACAGTGTCAGAAGAATTATCTGTAGAAATCAAAGATTCTACCGCTGTTGATTCTCAAACTGATCTTGATTCTACGGAAGAAGTTATTCAATCTGTAGAAATCAAAGATGAATCCAAAGTAGAAGAGGTTTCTGTAGAAGAAGTCGTGGTTGAAGATAAATTAGAATCTGAAACCGTGGCCTTATCTGAAGAAGTCTCTGAAATTGAGGATGGATCGTTTGAGGACTTAACAGCCAAGATTCTTGATGGAATTAAATTAGCTCAAGAAGATGAGCAAAAAATTTATGACTATATGTGGGAAGAGATAGAGCAGGCCGTCAAAGATGGTGAGCTTCTGGAGGAAGTACTCGACGGAAAGTTGAGTTCTAAACAAAGGAAAAAGCTTGCCAAGTCTACATTTTGTGGGCCTAACCGATCCTTTCCTGTTCCAGATTGTGCACATGTGACGGCAGCACGTCGTCTCATTGATCGATACAAAGGTCCTGGAGATAAGAGCGATATTTTAGCTTGTGTTAGTCGCAAGTCTAAAGCTCTTGGATGTAGTTCCCCAAAAGATATGGTTAAAAAAGATATTATCCAAAAGGATAAAGTTGAAAAAGTTGATCTTTTAGATCAACTTCTTAAGGTTTTTGAACAAGAAAACTTGCAATTAGAAGACAGTATTGAATTCCTAAATGAGGATAAGAATACGCTAAAGCAATTGGTAGACAAGTTATCGGTTGTAGTCGGTGTAGAATCCTTGCAGGATGCTTTTAAGGAACTGGATATACAAGTTGTATCTGATTCTGAAGAGCCTCTCATGCAGGAAATTATAAAACTGGAAAATGTAGTAGGAGAGCTCAGAGATCAACTCGGAGCTATCCGTAAAGAGTATAACTCCCTGTTCCAAGACATGGAAGCTCTGCAGGATGCTAGAATTGAGGACCTGTCTAATCTTAGACAGTTGAAAGAAAATTATCTTTCTACCTTAATCAATCTTGAAGAGAAGAAGGTTGAAGAAAGAGATTTTACTCAATTTACTGATTCCAGTTTGGATTCTGAACTTGGAAGGATTGTCGGCTCAGTTAGTCTAGAAAAGATTACTGATAAATTAACCGATGGTTTATCCCGAGTTCCTACAGAAACTGTAGAGGATCCAATTGGTGTTCAGGCAACTGAACAATCTAGCGTATCTGTGGAAGATCTTACCAAGATTGAGGAGCATTATATGTACCTCAGGATGGGTAAGAGTGAAGCTGCTGCTGAAGCCTTTCTCTCTCAAATGAGACGAGAAGGGAAACTTCCAGAGAAAGAACATAATTAAGGAGGAAAGAAACTATGGGTTTTGATAGTTTAGGGCGTTATACGCCCGGTCACAAATCTTGGGATCATGTAGGAAATATGATTCCAGTTGTTGAGCACTCCGAGGGTGTTCGTCCACATGGGGAATTCAAGCCAGCAGCTTGGCTTCCAGTACAGTTCTTCGATAAGTATTACGAAGAACACTTTGTGGTCCTACCCGGAAAAGTGCTTGCTTTTGATAATGATGGAAGGGTGGTTCCTGCGGGAGTCGCCTCTGGAACAAACATTGTTTACACCGCTCTTGATGTAACTGCAGGTGTAATTGATGTTACTACTGGAGTGGCTGTTACGGCAGCTGTAACTCATGCAGTAGCTGATATTGATGGTTCTACTAAACATTTTTTGGGTAGAAGTGGAACCGCTCTTACGGTTAGTAAGCCTGTTGGCGTAGCACCTTATGCTATGTGGCAATGGGCAGGTGATGGTAGCTCTTTGGATGACGGATCCAATCCGGCTGCTTATCGCAATCACAATCACAATTTGCAACATCAAGTTGCAATTCTTTGTGATTATGTTTTGGAACTGCCTTTGGTTCCAGCAAATGCAACTGCAGAAAGTGCTGTCTTCGGGTCTTATACCGCAGGCACGGATCTTCTTGTTTTAGCTGCTTTAAGTAATGCTGGTTCTTTGGCTGCTGATACTCAGCGTACAAGAGTCACTTTTGCTGGAGCAGTAGCTGCAACAGGTGCTTTGTTTGTAACAAGAGTTGATACTCTTGCAGAAGCTGATTCAGAAGGTAAATGGCACTTGGATCAAACGACAGGGGTTATCACTCTGTTTACTGCTACAACTGTTGCCGCTGGTGATGTTAATGGTGGTGATTTAACTGTTAGTTATTATCACTATGCTTCGGCAGCTGCTTCGGTGGGTGCTTTTGCATGTGCAACAGGCAACCTGAAAGCAGGTGACTTTGTTAAGTGTGATGCAAACTCTAACTTTGTACTTGCCAATCCTGAGCCATCAGTCGCAGCTGATGTTGATGGGGCTAATACCGTATTACTACGGACTAATATCGGTGATACTTTCGCTGATATTGTTGGTCAGGTTATTGAAGTAGAGAGTGCAGCAAAAGATGCATTGGATAAAGTACGTACTGCGTACAATCCAGCCCTTGGTACTGATTCCAGCGGTAGCCTTCCCGGTTACGCAGGTCAAATGGATCAGATGCCAGGTTCCGCAACGGGCGGCGTTTCAGATAAAGTTCATTACGCAGGTGCTGCAGACTTAGTTGTCCGCATCAACCTGGTATCAAGATAAGGAGGAATTGAATATGTCTATAGAAATTAAAGACGCAAGCCAATTTGAGTACCTTTGGAAAAACAATGGTAGTCTTCAAAGTGGCGAACGTGTAAAATTAAATGATGCTCTTTCGGTTCCTAACGCGCCAATGCTAATGCCTAAGGTCATTAGTAATATCGTTAAGGAAGCTGCAGAGCCTCTATTAGTAGGTAGTAGCCTACTCCAAAGAATTAATTATTCTTATGGTCAAACTATTACTTTCCCTGCTGTTGGGGCACTCGTTGCTGCTGACATTGCGGAAGGTCAAGAATATCCAGAGCGTAGCCTCCAGATGGGTGGAAGCACGGTCACTGCAACGATTGGGAAGTCGGGTGTTGCTGTTAAAGTAACTGACGAAATGGTCCGATACTCCCAATTTGACGTGATCGGTATGCATCTCCGTGCAGCTGGTCGGGCTCTTGCTCGTCATAAAGAAGTTAAGATTTTTAACTTCATTCGAAGTATGGGTGTCACTTGTTTCGACAATGTCACTCCTGCTTCATCTCTTAAAGGCGTCACGACGGGTCGTGATATTGCTGGAGCAGGGAATGGTTCTGTAACCATGGATGATATCTTTGATGCTTATGCACAAGTTATCACTCAGGGTTTCACTCCCAATACCCTTCTCATGCATCCTCTGACCTGGACGATGTTCGTTAAGGATGCCACCTTGCGTTCCTTTGTTTTAGGAAATAATGGTGGAAACTGGTTTGCAGGTCATTCGGGTAATCCTGCTGGACAAGCTCCTTGGGGCGGTGGCCTCGGAGTGTCCGGCGGTCAGGATATTACTCCCGGAGGTAATGCTGCGGGTGCGACTGCTAGTCCATTGAGTGCTTATCCCCAGACACTCAATTCTGCACCTCAATTGCCAGGATATATGAATATACCATTTAGGATCATTGTAAGTCCATTTGTGCCTTACGATCCTAGACGTAAGCTTACTGACATTTACATGTTTGATTCGGCTGAGCTCGGTGTTCTCATCGTTGATGAAGAAGTCACCACTGAAGAGTTCGATGATCCGCGTGTAGATATTCGCAAGATCAAGCTCCGTGAGCGATACGGTATTGGTATCCTTAATGAAGGTAAGGCCATTGCAACATTGAAGAATGTTCATGTTGTGCCTAATGAGATTGTTACCCCGGCTCAGGCTACTATTAATAACTTGAGTGCGATTGGTGCAACCTCTAATGTTCTTTAATCTAATTAAAAACTAGATTAGAAACATTATGGCTCTACCTAGAGGGGGGCGCAATGCCCCCCTCTTTTTTTTTATATTAGAAAGGAATTGCTATGGAATTAGCTTTGAAAGATGTTGATAAGCATTCAATGCTTTTTATTGGTTCTCATATTGTTCTAACTCCTGAGAATCCAGGTCCAATTGCAGTTAATTTAGATTCTCTAACGAAGCAAGAAGCTGAACAGATCTTGTTTAATATTAGGATGGGTGTTCTTAGTACTGAATTTAATTTAGAAATTCTTGAGAAAATTGCGAGTACAAAGACGGAAGCCCAACAAGGGGTATTCACCCCGGTTAAGGCAGTCGCAAGTAAAGTTGAAACTGAATTAACTCCTCGTAAAAAAGAGGTAATCCTTAAAAAGATTCTAGCTAAAAAGATAAATGTAATTAAGAGAGAGGCCTCTAGTCTACCTGTTTCAGATTTAAGAAAACTGATAGATATAGAGCGTTCAAATAAAAATAGAAAAGGTTTGCTTCCTGTTCTAATTGAGATGTTCGCATCCCATACAGATCAGGTAACTGAAAACCTTAAAAAGATTGAAGATAATTCGGAAAAACAAGGATTAAGCCCTCAGACCTTCTTGGATGATCTGCCTGATGTGGTAGAATTGGATGAGAAGGAAGTGGAGATACCTCTTCCCGAATAAATTAAGAGGATAAGTCATGCCTGCACTTTCAGATATTATTGATGATACTTTTCCTGGAAGTGGAGATGTGGGTGTTCCATTGCAAAGTGCTATTACGGTGCTTTTTGATCGAGCAATGGATCATACGGAACTTCAATTAGATTTCTTTATTGAAGGACCTGATACAGATCAATTTATTGGGCCGGGCTTGTTGGAGCTAACAAGCCCTGCCAATATTTCTCAAGGTGATTTAGACAATTTTTTAAGATCTCCAGGTTATGCAGGTCTTGTTCAAGGTGTATTCACTTTTAAGTACATCAGTTTAACTGATGTAAATGTTGAAGTTGATCCAAACGTTACATCCTATAGAAGTAAATTAGTATTCACTCCTGACCAGCCTCTACATCCTTCATTAATTTATACGGTTAATATTGCAGAGACAAAGGATGATGCAGGAGCTGCTTGTACTGGTCATGTCTCTTTTAATTTTGAGAGTGGTACTGGATCAATTACTGAATTGCCCAGCACTATTTCTACTTCTATCTTATCTTCAGGAGCAACGCCCAGTACAGCTACTTCACAATCTACGGGTGTATTGAAGTTGATTTCTTCAACTCCAGCAGATTACAGTATTGATAACGCTTCTGATTTATCTGAAATAGTTTTTACTTTTGATAAAGAGTTGGATTCTTCAACAATCACAGACGCAAGTGTTATCTTGGAAGCGAAAAAGGTTTCAGATCATCCCAATATTGTTTCCAGTGCAAAAGGAAAGCTTGCTAAGGAGCTTGTTGTCAGCGGTAAAACACTGACAATCAAAATTTGATACAGTCATGTTCTATATAAAAAAGAAAGGAATTAAATATCGATTTAGTGGAGGTTTCTAGTGGCCAGATCTGTAAGTGCTGGAGAAGTGATAAAGCTTCGTGTTCAATTTAAAGATGATTTAGGGAAACCCACAACCTCTTCAAATGCAAAGGTTTATATTTTTCAACCTGATGCGGATACCTCTGATGTTGCTAACTCAATTGATTCAGATGGATTTACCCCTACTTATCTGGGTGAAGGAGTATATGAATACCAATATACACTTCCTTGTACTCCTCTTGGAGTCTGGAGCGATAAATGGATAGGGGATCTTACCTGTCAGACAGGGGTTAATGTTCTATTAACTTTTGAAGTCGCTTCTGGAACTTCAGAAGTTATCTCATTTGAATCTCCTCAGCTAAGTGTCAATAATATTGTTTCTGTGAAGTTACTCTCTACTGTTGCTGCAACTACGGGAGAGAGCTTAACGGAAGATCTTCAAATCGAATTCTTAACGGCGCTTACTCCTTTCTATAGTAACTTAACAAAAGTGAAGCTAGAGGTTGGTAGTCTTATCAGTGAGATTAAAGACCTTACGACTGCAATGGCTGTTTTAGAAGCCAGTCTTGAAGCAGATAGTCTTACCTTCTCCACTGTTAATATTAATGAAAAGCTATTTCAACATGCAAGAAGAGAGTATGTCTCCTTCGCCTCTTCTTATACATTGGTCACTAATGTTGGTGGAAATCTTTTAAAATCAAAGACTCTTGGAGATTTATCTGTAACTTACGACACTGCCTCTCATCAGGAGACTCTGAATTATCTTCAGGATATGATGAGAAAATGGGGTGATCAGTTAATGAGCGGTGGTGGAGCGAAAACGATTAGAAGTCCTAAGATGGTAATCAAGGGCGTCTATGATGTTGATCGACCACTTTTTGACCGCATGTGGGAGGGAACTTCTGCAACGAATAAGAGGCCAACAGCCAATGCTTCTGAAACCTCTAACAATATAAGACGTAGCCTTAGAACACATAAGAAAAGGTGGTGGTGATGTCCTCTAGGTCTCTCTATCCATCAAGTGGTTCAACAGAACCAGATATGAGGATGGAACTTAAGAATACTTTAGATGGCCATTATCCTGAGGTGTCTAAATCCCAAAAAGTTTTATTCAGAAAAATGAGAAAAAATTCAAGCGACAAGCTAATAGATTGTCCGTGTGTTGATGAAGTAACAGATGAACCAGACAGAGATCTATTCTGTCCGATTTGTCATGGAGAGGGCTATGTTTGGGATGAAGTCTATATCGACTGCTATAAAGTAATATTACGAAATGAACTCATCTACAAAGCCCCAGTTACTGTTTTTTATTGCAAATCTTCATTGGGCTTTACAGATGAAGATAAGATTATAGAATTAGTATTGGATGAAGAAGGAAAAGTAGTTCAACCGATGAAAAGAATGATTCGATATGAAATTAAAAAAGCAATTGACTTTAGAGCTGATAGTGGAAGGTTAGAATATTGGAAACTTGATTGTGTCGAAAAGGCATATAAGTTTCTTAATGGTATTTAAGTATGAGTGAAAAATTAAATGAATTACTTAATGTAAAAGCTGGCGATGGTGGTCATCGTATAATTGCTCAGACTGTTTATGATCTTAATTTTCAGGATCAATCTAATTCTACTATTCCTACTAAACATACGGTTGGAAATGTTAAATCATTAAAAGAATTTTATGGTTTAGTTAACAAAGGATTAAATGATTATCAGAGAAGATCTGGTATTTCATTAAGGAATTTTATTGATTTTACAGAAGAAGACCCTAAGCCTACAGATGAGACAGAGGTGATATCTTTTCGTTTAGTCAGGAGAGAGCCTGGAGCTTATAGTCAAGGAGCTCCATTTGAAGGACCTGTTAAAAATCTAAGACCAATAGTTAGAGAATCTGGAAATGATCCAAATGATTCTAACTATAGATTTTCAATTCAGGGCTATTGGTATGACAATTTAATTCGATTTACTTGTTGGGCTAGAACAAATAAGCAAGCCAATGAGAGAGCTAGTTGGTTTGAGGATTTTATGGAAGAATATGCCTGGTGGTTTAGACTGCAAGGTGTAGGTCGTGTGTTATTCTGGGGAAGGGGTGAGGACGATACTGTTTCGGAGGACGCAAACAAATGGTATGGCCGACCTTTAGATTACTTCGTAAGAACGGAAAAACTAAGAAGATTCGAGGAGAAAAAACTTGAAGAAATTTTAATTCAATTGGACGCAAATAAGACATAATCAAGGAGGAATTGAATTATGGCAATTTACAATAACTTACCTGGAATCTTTTTGGACGCTCTTGATGGGCAATTAACAATATATCCAGATCCGGGTAAACCAAAATTTTTAATCCTGGGAACCTCAGATAGTGTTCCCAGTGACTATTCAGCACCTTACACAGTAACAAGTTTTGCTGATGTAAAAACTGGGTTTGGAACTAACGGCACTCTCTATAAAACAATGGTTGAGGCTCAAGCAGGTGGAGCATCTAACTTCGTTCTCTGGCGCATTGGTGATTCTGATGCAAGCGATGGAACCCAAGGAAAGAGGCACCAGTATCAAGAGCTTTTTAAGGCATTTGCATACATGTATGACCAGCCTTTAGATGCAGTTATTCCTGGCGGAGTCTATCTTGATGACGCCAATGTAATGGATTTGACTGATGCAGATGCTGCGCATCTGTGTGCAGGAACTAGTACTTTTACTATTCCTGCAGTGGGAAGTGGAGATGTTGATACACTCGGCATGTTTCAAGCTAAAGAGGTTGCTGGCGAATGGAAATTTGCATGGGTTTTTCCAGGTGATCCTGGAACGCCGTCTTTTGCAAGTCCGTCGGTTACATTAGATCCAGATAGCATTGGTGGAACTATAGATGATTTCCATGAAGTTAACTTTGCTTATCAATTAGCTGAATTCTGTCATCGAGGCAGTGAAGTTGTTGATATGCGAATGGGCTTTATTGGAGTTAAAGCTGCTGTTGATAGTGCAGGTGCAGTTGACTGGGGTGGTGCAGCCTCTGAGTCAACATGGGTAGGAAAAGCTCCTACGCTTTCTAGTGGTGCGATAACTGTCGATGGAACTGGTCTCCTTGGAAACAAGTTCCTTTCTGGACGTTTAGGCGCGGCATCGGGACCACCTCCCTTTAAGAATACTGCTACTTATGCAGGGAATGGAGGCTTTTTTGCCTCTGCAGAAGATGCTGCTACAGGTAGATGTTATCTTGATGATGCAGAGAAGACTGATGCTAATGGGTCTAAGGTAGATATTGGGAAGTATCTCAATATCGTTGCTTCTTGGATTAATTTTGCCAGTGGCTCTCTTAATTATGAGACTAGTGTAGCAGCTGCATATGGTGGATTTCTTCAAGGTGGAAGCCTTCCAGTTTCTAGTGCCCCAACTAATAAGAGCTTTAATCCTGGTACCCTTCTGGGTACGATTACCAGCTTGAAATTAGATGCTTTGGCAGGGAAGAGACTTGTTGGTTTAAATAGGAAAGCAACTGGTGTTGTTATTTCTGATGGACCTACTGCGGCAACTCCGGCATCTGATTACGCAAGAGCTTCAACTGTAAGACAGGTTGAAGCTTGTGTTGACGGTATACGTGCAGTTGGCGAGCCATTCCTTGGCGGATCAATGACGAGTGCACAAATTGCAGGACTAGATACTGCAATTAAAGGAGCACTTCAGGCTCTTGTTCAAAGTGGAAGTATTTCTGCTTATGAACATCAAATTGTAGTAACTCCTCAAATGAAGATTTTAGGGCAAGCAATTGTCCAGTTAAAAGTAGTTCCAGCTTTTGAACTACGTCAAATTACAGTGGTTGTTGGCCTTTCGGCAACTTAATAGGAGGTTATTATGGCAGCAGATAACAGTGTAAATTTAAGAGGAGCTGGAGTAAACAACCAAGGGTATAATAGTTTTTCCGGTGTAGATATTAAAGCAGTTTTCGGAGCTGAGGTTATCGGAGAACTGCAGGCAATTTCGTATAGTATAAGTAGGGAAAAAGCACCACTTTATACTATGGGATCTGCCGATTGCAGAGCTTACTCTAGAGGTAAGCGAGGTATTGCAGGAACATTGATTTTTTTGATGTTTGATAGGCATGCCTTTTTGGGACATTTTGGAGTAACTAGACCTACTGGTCAGACTGGTAGCATTGAGAATTACAAGCCTTATTTGGATCCAGATGAAAAATCTTATGGTCTTTCTACGGAAGGTGTGAAGCTTACTACTCCTTTAGCAAGTACAGCAGCTTTGACATATGATGGGGCTGAAACACCTACGGATATGAACGGTCTTGTTTCTAAAGAAACAGCTTTCTTTTCTGACCAGGTGTTGCCCTTTGATGTCACACTTGCAGCAGCAAATGAATATGGAGCTTTAGCAATTATGAGGATTTACGGATGTGAAATTCTTAATGAAGGTTATGGCGTCTCTATTGATGATATCGTTTCTGAACAACAGATGAGTTATGTAGCTAGAACTTTAGCTCCATGGCAATCATTGGATAGAAATGGCAGTGATGAGCCTTAGTAAGATCATCAGTGTAATCATTTTTGATAAATAATAATAAGATAAGGAGCCTAGCGGATTTGTCCGCTAGGCACTTCTTCTATGGTAAAAAATAATAACAACGAAAGTCAGCCTCATGTAAGGAAAGTGTTGGATTGGTCTAAGTCCACCTATTCAGGGACAGATGTCAGTGTAATAGCTACTCTTAACTTTGGTATTCTTGAGAAAAGATTTTTTAGGAAAGAATATAGAGTGGGAGCCTCTCAGGAAGAGGAAAAAAAGCTGAAGGGACTCGCTTATGAGCTGGGGACTGTTCAGACCATATCATGTCAGGCTCATAGACCAAAAGCTCCAGTTAGAGCCATGGGGAATGTTCAAGCCCGTGGGTATACTCGAGGTCCAAGAACTATTGCTGGTTCTATGATTTTCACTGTACTTAATCAGCACTCCTTAAGAGAATTAACTCGTGAGATGGAGAAGATTATCTATGATATAGAAAAACCTCAAGTTGTAATGCTTGCAGACCAGATACTTCCTGTTGATCTAACTTTTCTTTTTGCAAATGAACATAACAATATTTCTAGAATGGCTCTTTATGGTGTGGAATTCATGAATAGTGGTCAGACAATGAGTATTGAGGATCTTCTTCTTGAAGAGGTTGTTCAATTTGTAGCTCTTGATATGGATCCAATGTCTGATGCTACAGAGGTTATCAGGCAAGGCGGAAGTAAAGGGCAAGTGACGTCAGGAAGCATGTTGCTCAAACAAGACTTTTCCACATATCAAAAATTACTTGAAAGAGCAGGAATAAGGAGGAATTATTAGTGGCTTACACTCCATCAGAATTAGATCTTCTTTCCTCTAGTCGAGATCTGGATACTTTTGAATATAATTTAGATTACTTTAGTGGAGCTCAAGCAGCTGTTTATATTGAAAATGTTCTTGTAGATGAAGTAACTAGTTTGCAATGGACAGTACAGCAATCTAAAATTCCAATATACGGTTATGCTTCTCAAACTTTTGACGAGATGGCTAATGGAACAATAATTGTTCAAGGTAGTTTTAGCATTAACTTCACTCACTCTGGATATCTGTGGTCTATACTTAAAAATCGACATAATCCAACAGTATTCAACGCAAATAAAAAACTTGTTGATGAATTAACATATCTGAATGTGCGAGATAGAGTGCAATCTCAAGACACAAAGGCAGCGAAAGATAGAGTTGATGAAATTGAGTCGTATATGCTTTTGTTAAATGAAGTACGAGATAATAACGTTACAACAGGTAATGTTACTAAGCAGATAAATGATGTGGTTTGGGGACCTGATAATAGTGAAAAAAGAGCTGACATGGGTTTTGGTCATGAGTTAAGAACTGATAGAAGAATTTTAAATGGATTCGATATCTATTTGGAATTTAAGCACGATGGTTCAGAAATAGCAACTGTTCGTAAAATTGAAAATGTGCATTTAATTGGAAAAGGACAGACTGTTGTGATAGATGAAAATCCAGTACAAGAAGTCTATTCTTTTTATGCAAAAAATGTTATATGATATTATGTTTTATATAAGAAAGGATCGGTTATGATAGAAGAACAAACCGTTGAAGATATAGAGAGATTAAATGAAGAATTATTGGAGGAAGAAGATCCAATTAAAAATTTAGCAGAAATTTTAGCTGCTTATCCAAGAGCTCCCTCAGAGGTAAATATAGAGCAATGGAAACAGAATCATGGAGAAGTATATTGTTCTGGGTTCTCAGATGACGAACTTGTTGTTTGGAGACCAATCAATAGAAGGGAATTTGTAAAGCTACAAGAAACCGTGCAGAGTTCAGAGCAAAGAGTTAGTGCTCTTGATCTAGAAGAAGAGGTTGTTTCTAAATGTATTCTCTGGACGTCTGAAAAAGGCAAGCAAGCTCTCGAGCATAAAGCAGGAAGCTTAACAACTTTGAATGAGCAGATTATGCAGAATTCAAATTTTATTAATCCCCAAATGGCTTCAGCCCTTGTAGTTAAACTTTAAAAAATAAAATGTTTGATCCTCCAGCTTTAAGAAGAAAGTATGGATCTGTTTTTGTCACTAATCTTGAAAGTGGAGATGTTATTCCATGGAAACAATTAAGTATAGGTGACTATCTTGAATATTCTGCTTTACTTGAAAGCGGAGTATATGCACGAGCGACTATAGAAGATGAGATTTTTCAGAAATGTGTTCTGGATGATTTCATTAAGGATAGTCTGTTCGCTTTAAAAGCAGGGACTGTAAGTACAGTTGTTCAGGATATAATTTCAAATTCAGGTCCTGAAAGTATAGAAGATCTCAATACAGCACTTAATGGATTCAGAGGTATTGCTAATCAAGCAATACATCAGACAGCTTCATTTATTTGTCAGGCCTTTCCTGCTTATAAATTAGAGGATGTATACGCTATGGATTATGGAGACTTCATGCTTCGATTGGCTCAATCAGAGTCAAAGTTGATACAGCTGGGGGCTCTACAGGAACCAATAAATTTCCGTAATCCATCAGAAGAGAGTGCTGAAGAAGAAAAGCCTAAAGAAAAGCCTAAAGCTATGGATCTGTATCTTAAGTATCTTGAGCAACAGGGAGAATCTCAACCAGTTACGACTTCTGTACCAAAGTCAGATAGGACTGTAATTACTGAAGTTCAATCTAGATCACTTGCTTCTCAAATGACTGGTCATGAAAAAGAGGATGAGAATATCCAGACAAGTCAAATGGTGGAGGATGGTTCTCTAATTTATAAAGATTATCTAGACCAATTGTCTTCCGGTGGTAAACTAAAGATTAAGACCCCGGAGGAAAGATTAGTAGCAGCTCGAGAACGTGCAAAGGCGAATGAAGAAGAGTTCCATAGAAGCAACAAGCAAGAACGATTAGATGAAGTTGCTTTGAATAGACAATACGAAGATATATTCAAGAAGAAAGCTGCTGCTAAGAAGAAATAGCAGTGCCAAAAAATAATCAAGAACCCTATGTCTTAAACCCTCAAACTGGACGAAAATATTACGGGAAGGCTTTAGGTTCAAGAAGTAATCAAGAAGAACTGTGGACTGATAGGCCTTATCAGTCTGGTTATAATGTTTCTCATCCATATTCAGGTAGAGTTGGCGTTCTAGCTGGCGCTGCAGCTGCCTATGGTTTGGCTCGAAAATCCCCTGCAGTCTGGGATACAGCAACACATTTATCAAGAATCGCTGAGGATTACTCTCCATTTAAATGGGGTAGAACCTTTCAGATCTCTAATATTCTCTCTCATAGAGAGAAGTCTGTCATGGATGCTCAGTCTGGTGCTGGGCAATTCTTCGATCTAAAAAAGCTTAAAGGCGATAAGACAGCTGAATACTTAGCTCTTTTAAGCGATAAGAAGGGAGTCTCTTCTGGTGCAATAACAAGAGAAGGGGTAACTCTTAAAGGCGGAAAATTATACTTAGGCAAGGATATAACCTCTAAATCAAAGGTTCTCCTGGAGCATGCTGGTGTAATAAGGCTGAGTGAAGAAGGGGCATCTAATACATTTGGTGAAGCTTATGCTAGAGCAAATGTTCCAGGCTTTGAAGTAAATAAAAGTACCTTTGGTGCTGTAAAAGATCCGTCAGGTCCTGACAGACCAAATATTGCATCTAAGTCAGATCCTAAGGGGACAAAGAGACCGATTCAGTTCATTGGTGGCAATACAGCTTTTCAATATCACTTCAGAAGAGCTAAGGCAATTGCAGCTGAATTTGGGGTTTATCGATTTAATCGATTATTAAGTGAAGATTTTCAACAAGGTATGTTGAAGCCAGTTGCTGATTTTCTTCAAGAGTTACCGCATATTGGTAAATATTTCGATACTGGTCTTGGCGTTAGACCAGGTGCACCTTTAAAAACAGCTTTTCATCTAGGTAAGAAACTTACCATGCTCGCCGGGGTAGTCCCTCTTGCATATAAACAATTAGACTGGATGGCTGAACAGACTGTTGGAACAGGGATAACAGAGGCGGTTGCAACCGCAGGTGTTGCCGCACATCTTGGTTATGCAAATCTTGTTAATACAGTAACTCCTCTTTATGGGATTCAGGAATATTTTGAAGAGAATATCCCTGGGATTACAGACCCTTTAAATATTTTTAAATTTGGTCTTCCTTCTATGATGACGTCAATGTTTGCTGCTAAACTCTATGAGGGTTCTAGAGGCTATCAGAGAAGAGAGCATTCAACATTTGAGTCTTTTCAATCTTCAAGGGCAGATATTCATAAAAGATATGTTGATTTTGATTTTGGAGAGGATAACTTTTTTAAGTCTAAGTTTCAACGTTATGGGACAAGCAGGGCTGGAAGCGTAATTGACGAAGATAGTACTATTGGAGCGATTTGGAGAAGGGTTGCAGAAAAGGGTGACGCAGACATCTTGAACTTAAAGCTCTTTGGATTGAAAACAAGAGCTACTCCAGGAAAGGTTGCTGGAATGTGGGGATTCTTAGCTAGTAGTATATTTTGGCTTCCTGGTGCAGCAGGTCTTGTAGTTCCAGATGAAAGACCAGAAGAGCTAGAGGCGATCTATTCTGGTAGAAAAGAAGTTGCAGTAAGGAGAGGTCGTTTCTGGGAGTTCGGTAGAGGATCAATGGAAGGCGAAGATATCATGTATTATCGCCCAGGTTGGTATGCCCGAATGAAGTCCAAGTATAAAGAGAAAGCTATTTGGCAAGATGATTATGATATCTCTCCTATGAGAAAGTTCTACTTAAAAGAACTCACATATCATCTGGAAGAAAAGCATTACAACAGTAGACCGTATCCAGTAACTTCTCTTCCATTTGAAGACCTTCCAGGTTTTGTTGGACCGATATTATCAAACACACTTGGTAGATTACTTAAGCCTTCACGTTATATGCACACAGAAGAATGGGTGGATAAAGGTTCAGTAAGGGTTGAAGACCCTGGATTTGGAAAAGTATACGCAACTGAGCTTGGAGAAACTCCTGGAGGTATTCCAGTTTCTCCTCATGGAGTTACCCAGAGTTTAAGTAAAGCCTTTTATCATCTAACAGAGCAAGCTGGTCTATGGGGATACGCAACAGAAAGTATTGTTGATTCAATTACAGGATCTCCCGGTATCCTTGATCAGTATAAGATAATGTCTTCTTTTAGAGATGTGACTTCTGTTTCTCGGGATTTCTTTGATTTAAATCTTGGTGGAATGGCAATGACGAATGAGGCTTTTCGTCGTTTATACCCTGCTCAAAGAAGACACTTAGACAAATACAATCCTATTGAAAACGAGATGCCCTCCTGGATCCCTGGAGGGGGCTCTAGAGGGATTAATTTTCAAGCAGGCGATCCCTACACTAAGGTGGCAGAAGGCGAACTGAGGCTACCTGGGGCTGGCTATGCGGCAAGATTCAATGAGCTTGAGGGAGTTAACCCTGAAGACTACCCATTAATCCATAAATATAAAATTCTCGCAGATATTGCTCCCTACAGTGACGAGTTTAAAAAGATAAAGGAACAGGCGAGACAAGCTTCCTCTGACTTTGATTCTTATGAATCAAGTATATACGAAGCAACAAGACAGCAGTTAAGGGCAAGAAGAGATCGGAAGCAGTTCTCCGAGTATAGAAACTCTCTTTTTGGTCAAGGGGATAAATATGGAGCTGATTACTCCTCTGGGGTTTTAGCTGGAATCAATAGAACCATAGGGGCCAGGTCTGAAACCACGGGTATCCTGGGAGCACTATTTTCAATTCCAGAACGCATATTGCATGGACAGTCTCCAATTGAATACCTATATCCTTTGTCTCCAGAATCTAAATTTAATCCAAGACGAACATCCATTGAAAGCTATGAAAGAGAGAATGTCTATGGGAGAACCTCTGCTTTTTGGAATAGTCCTTTTGATGACTTTATATCTCCAACTGTAAAATCTATTGCTAATAACTATCTTGGCTGGGATGGCATTCCAGGAGATCTTGAACAAAGAAGAGATATTGAAGAATACTTTGATACGCTGAAGTATGTTAAAAATGCAAGATTAGCTAATATTGCAAAGCTAAATAGAGATGAAGAAGCAAGACATATATTTGAGCAACGCAAGGATGAAACTCTCTTTGGAGTAAACCCTTATACTCAAAATGATTCCTCAATATACAGAGCACTTCCCGCAAAAGATAGGGCATATTTTAGAGCTTTCTCTGAAGCAGATAGCCCTGAAAAAAGAAGAAGGATACTTGAGCTTGTCCCCAGAAATCAAAGAGAGCTCTATATGGCCAGGTGGAAGTTAGAGCAGACTCAAGATTTTAAAGAAGCAAGGAACGATATGTTGAATGCATCAATATACAGCAATGTTGTTTCTGATAGAATAAATGATACTTATCAAGAAGCTAGAGATGAAGGGTTTCCAAAAACTCCAGAGCTCTATCAGATGTATCAGAGTACAAAGTATCAAGGAGAGAATTACAGTGACTGGTATAGAAGAACTCAACTTCTACCTGATGTCCCTCTCCCTCAGGCAGATTGGGTCGGATGGCATCCATCAGTAGATTTAGAAGATATCAAATTGAAGATGGTTGTTAATGCTGGTGAAAATATGCACGATTATGGTTTTTATGACACCCAGTTAAGAGCCCTTGGTAGTAAACCGTTTTTAGATAATGCAGTTGCAGGTATAATGAGTGTTCAAAATTCGGGTGATTCTTATGGGTCACGAAGAAATATAAATGAGATTTTTGCGAGCAGAAGAATACATGCAGATATTGGAATAAGTAAGCATTGGGGACCAGGAAGTAGACCTGAGATTTCGGTTGATTTGGAGTAATGACAAATGGCAGATGAAGAAAATCAATTTAGAAAAAAGAATAGAGGGGTCTTTAAAAAAGATGTTCTAAGAACTAAACAAGACTGGCGATTTGATTTAGAGAGATCAGAGGTTAACCGACTCTCTAAAATTAAGAGTAATGTAGAATCCAGAGGGGAAACCTTCCTTGGAAGAAATGCTGCTATGGTAAAGAAGCAGCAAAAATTTATTAAGAATCAATTGGATTACCAGATAAATCCAAGATTATCTTCTGACAAGTATCCTCATATTACTCCAGGACAAAATAAAGAAGCTTTCGATCAGGCATTCAGACTTGCTCTGGATAAGGCACCTAAAGAGGATAGAGAGGCGATTATAAAAATACTTGCTCCAACAGATGAGCTGGAGACAGGTTTACGAAGAGCAATTCAAGGTCCTGGCTATGAGGGAACTCGATTAGCAGAATATGTTCAGAGAGCAATTACTGGTGGTCATGGCGGTAAGTTAAATACTTCTAATTTGTTTTTAAGATTTCTTTCAAGTCAACATAAAATATTAAGACCTTTGTCTGGAGAACTAAAGGCTGGCAGAGGGTTACCCAATGTACAGACAACTAGTAATTGGTTTTCTTCAGCAACAAAGAATACGACTGTATTGAATTCAAACAGGAGTCTTTCCGCGATCAGCACAATCAATAGTCTGTCGGGTAATGTAGATAAATGGGATCAGGCATTAGTATCTCAATTGTCTGATTTCCAAAAAGCTTTATTTGAGGCGAGCGGTGCAACTGTAGCTTGGGAAGAATCAATTGGTCATGGTGGAGCAAGTCAAATTCAGGGTAAGTTTAAATACTTAGGGAGAGATGTCTCTTTAAGGATACCTCTCATACAAGACCTTGAACGTGAAATGATGATGAACGACAGAACGATGCGTACCTTTAAAACACACATTGGTTATACAGGGGAGAATTTAAACGTAAGAAGAGTCTATCGTCAGTTTGGGATTCTTGATGATGCAGGAAAAGAAGTAAATAGGTTAAGAGCTGACTACTATGTGATGGGCGAGTTACTTGGGCATAGAGCAAAAGATGGTTCTCTTATGGGTGGTGGAGGTATCCTTGCGAGAATGAAAGAGGGGACTCTTACTGGTCAACAAGCACTTGATGCTTTTAAAGAATTGGGACAGGTCTTTACTGAGGGTGAATTAACTGGAGGAGCTCATTTTAAAGTAGGTGCTGCACAAAGAGACTTTGAAACAATGATAGGAGCAACTGTTAAATTGGTTCAACCTGGCGTAGGCCCTCTTATTGATGAAAGAGGAACTCCTTTACGTTCACAATCTCCAGGAGTGGAAGACTTAGTTGATGTGGTTAGAAGGAGTGGAGGTAAATTCTTTGCAGATGTCGGTGCATCTAAATTTGGAGAAGGAATTCTCTCGACTGTAGATCTCTCTGAATTACACATATTAGATCCTTTACAGGTACAGCATTCAAACTTACAGCAAGGAGTTAGGGCAACTACACCTAGTTCTGGTGCAATTATGGCTGCTTATGCAGAACATGGATCTGAAACTTTAACAAAAAAAACAAAGAATTTAGAGAGACAGCAAAAATATATTCGGGATAGTTTTTGGAGCTCAATACTTGGTCGCAGAGATAAAGGTTCTTCTACGTTGAGGGAGAGACTGAAGGGTCAAGCAGAAAGAATCGCAGATATAAACAGAAAAGTAGAAGCTAAAAATTCTTTTAGAATCTCACATAAAGAACGAGATCTTTTGATGGAGATTGCTAAAAGAAAAGGTCTTACTGAATTTGAGTTAGAAAGAGGAGTGAGTTCTCTAATGTCTGTATCTGGGGTACACGAGGGTATAGCCGGGATTGGAGATCCGAGAAAGAGTACTTTTCACGGACAAGGCCAACCATCATACGGGCAGGCAGGCAAAAATGTTCCGTTTGTTAAAAATGTACCAGGGATAAGTGATCCAGGAAGAGCATTGGCTAAGGTTATACTTAGCGCTCCACATAGAACTCAAGCATCTACTATTCGTAAAGCTTCTTTAAGCTTATCTACTCCATTTGAAAGATCTCTTAGTGGCTTTAGTCAAGGAATGGCTGGAAAAGTAACTCCTGGTGAAACTGGTAGATTGGCAATGGAAAGTTTACTTGGAAAACATCAGGGTGTTGTCCAGGCAATGGCTTATTATGTTGATCCCAGCAAAATGACTGGGAGCAGATCTCCACTGGGATCTGGTAGTGCTGTGTTTGCTCCACATATGCGTGAAATGCTTTCTGTCCAAGTTAGCGGGTCTATGAAGCTTGAGCATGTTCATGCAGGTCTTCTTAATGTAGCAGATGACGGCTCTATCTCTATAAATAGAGAAGCATTGAAGGGGGGTAAGGATAGCAAGTTCTTTCTTGGTCTAGATCAGAAGGGAGACCCGAGATACCTGACAGAAGAAATGCTGGATAAGGGTCATTTTAAAATTAGTGAGGCTAGACTTGTTGGTCCAAAAGATAATTTAAAACTACATCTTGATTATTTAGAAGTACTTACACCTGAAGAATTAATAAAAATTCATGGAGATGTTAAGGTCGCAGGTGGAATTGCTCGAACAGCTCCAGGGTTTGAGAATGTAGTAGGAACTATTGCTTCTGAGTTAAATCAAAATGAAGCTGGTGCTCGGGTTATGAGGAGTCAAAGATTTAATGCAGATTTATTAACTTTAGCTGATCATCTGGAAAATGGCAAGAAGCCTCAGCTTCATAACAGACAGATGATTTCTGCATTACAAGCTCATCACGTTAATCATATGGGTGCCTTTTCTGGATTAAAAGAATTCGGTCATTATGCTGGATTGTTGACTGGAAAGAGTTCTCTTATTCTTGATGACGCATATGCTTTCTCTCGCACAGTTCAAGGCGGATCTGCAAGTCACAGAGAAGCAACTACAAGACTTATGTCTAACTTCTTTGAAACTGGAATCGATTTAGAGAGACAGTTGAGATCTCAATCTCAAGCGGGGATTCTTCAGGACAAATCTAAAAGATTTTTACATGCAGATCATTTCTCTGAAATCTTTGGTTTAACCGGAACTCATTTTGGGGGAGACAAATCTAATGAGATGATGGAGGAGGTTCTTAAACAAGAACATAGAGGAGTTGCAATTGGAGATATCCTAAGAGAAGAATTTGGTTATAACCTGGGATCCTATAAAGCTGCTGCAAGATCTGGTGTCGCTGCTGGTTCAATTAGGGTCGCTGTTGGAGATCCAATGAAGTACCAGGGTGCAGGTAAAATGGCAACTATGGAGCCTCGGTTTTATGACATCATGGAGGGTCCTGGATTTGGAAAGCACTCTAGAGCGATAGTCCAAGATATTGCAAGAAGGATCAGGCATTATGATTTATCTCCTGAGGGAAGTAATAAGATTGGGGTTCATCAAGAACTACAAAAAACACTAGAATCTATATCTGGATATAGAACTCCTAGAGGTCCTGATGAATCTGTACTCTTAGATATTGATTCAGAGTTTAAAAGCACTAAGGAAATTTTAGGGGATATTGATACAGCTAACAGAAAGGCAATGGAAGAAGGAAAAGAACTCTTTGTTAAGTTAGGTGGGAAAGAGATATATATTCCTAATTTAGATACTCCTGGAATGGAACTAAAAACTTTACAGAGTGCATCTGGAGAAGAAGTACCAACTCAAGCTGCAATTAGAAAATCATTTAGAAACCTTATTGAAGGCTTAGCGGAAGGAGGTTCTTCAAGAGATGTCGAAGAACGATTTATTACAGACATAACTAAAGACTGGGCAATAGAAGGAAAGGGGATGGGTTCTGTTGAAAGAAATAGAATTCCAGGAAGTTACTTTGCAATAGCAGGAAAAGCTCCAGTAGTAAAAGGTAGTAGAACAAAAATCCCGGGTGTAGAGACGATGGATGATCTCTTTACTGTTAAAATCACAAAAAAACATGCTGAAGAAATGCGTCAGCAGATGCTGGATACAGGTTTATATCAGAAGGATGAAGTGATGGAGATGTTTTCACATCTTTTTGATAAAAGAGGATCTGGAAAAATGGCAGGAATAACCTTTCGACATCCAGGTATCGGCCCCTATTCTTTGCAGAAAGTCTTCTTTCAATTAACTGAACAAGGATCAGGACCAACAGCTTATGTCCCTGAGGCTAGAGAAGAAATTGGATTCAGCATTATTGAGGAAGTTCAAGGAAATACCAAAAAAGGAATAAAGAATAAACTAACAGCCTCTGTTCGTCTTGGGCCAATGCTTGGTCTGGCTGGAGACTTTGACTTTGATGCATTAGCTATCTTAGCTTTAAACCCTCAACTTGAATCCAGTGTTGCAGAAGAGCTTGGAGGTAGAGCAGGAACAGGAAACTCTGCTTATAATAAAGCTTATATCCAGCATCAGCTTAGATATCAGATGCTGAAGATGGCAAGTGATGAGGGTGGAGACCATATCCTCAAAGAGTCTGAAAATATCCTACAGCTTCAGAGACATGCTTCTGCTCAAAGTAATATTGGCGTAATCTCATCTCTTATAACTAGAACTAAGAGAGCAGCTTTATCTTATCATAGTGGTGGAGAATTAGGTAATATGCTGAGTCTCTTGGAATGGATTGAGCAAAAGCCAATTGGTTTCAAGCATCATGATGCAAGTAAGATGACTGATATGTTATCTAGTCTTACAGATGCTTTTAAGAGCGGTAATGAGGGTGCCCTAAAAGAATCGATTAAGGCTTTTATGGAAGAAGGGATTATGACTGACAAGTCAATTCGACTTGCCCCCAGTGATGTAAAGAGATTGTCTCAACGTTATGGTGTTCAGTTAGATCCAGAATTAAAGAGTTTTGATTTAAATAAGATCGTTGGTCTTCTAGCAGGTTCAATTCAAAGAGGTAAAGAAGAGAGATTGTTTGTTGATATGAATGTTCATAAAGGCAGAGCTTCTGCAAGAGCAGTACAAAGAGAGATGCTGAACCTTCATAGAAATAACAAGGCTAGAGCTGGAAGCTCCTTTGTAGCAAATGCGGAACAAATTTTCTCTAATACGCTTGGAAGTTTAGGTAAGGGAACAATTAGTGCCCATAAAGGCATAGCTGCATTAGCTGCTATTGGTGGAATAGCATCTTTAGCGAGTATGAATAGTCAGCCAAGAGAAATGGTTGGTCCTGGTAAGGCATTAAACTCAAACCAAAAGATAAGAATGAACCAGAGGAAAGCTCACAAGAGGATGGTCGGAAAAGATGTAAGGCCGATCAAAGCTCCTATAGGAAATCCAATGGGCCCAAATCTTCTTTCTCAAAGAAGAGCAATGGTTTCAAGTCATCCAGTCCCATCGAATAAATTTATAGTTAGAGCAAGAGCTAATCACCCAAATGACATTGGTGTGATTTCAGAACAATTTCAACAATTTGCCGTAACGGGAGGTTCTGTTAATATCAATTCTTCATCAAGATCTATTCAGAATCCATATGGCGAAATAAATAAAATGTACTAGTAGAGGAAGAGTATGGCGAAGAAAAAGATAGAGTTAAATGATGAGTTTGTAGTTAAATCATACGGTTCATTTCAAATCAATGATGTTGTATTGAAGATTCCACCTTCACAGATTCAAATCACAAAGATGAACCATGCGAATAAAGTTTCGAATTTAAGAACAAGCTCTGAAGCAACAATTTGGTCTAGGAATAAAGAGGTCAATATAAATGTAAAATTATTTTTTACAGATAAACCAAAAGATGAAAATCCAGCAGAGAGTGGGTTTACAGACTTAAGAAAAATTATCTCTGGATTAAGAGCCACTCCGTTTTGCTATATAGAAAATGAATTTATTAGAGATGGGATTTCTGGTGGAGGGAGTATCTCTGTAGATCAGGCAATGGTTTTTGCTCTTAGAAGTCTTAACGTTTCGACTGCGAGCAATGAACAAAGTAATTCATATATGCCTGGAACTCTTTCTGTGGAAATGACTTTAAGTCATTTTAATTACAAAGCCTATGTAAATGAATTCCTCTACAACGTAAGTCCTTTTAGCCATAAAGTTACAATAGATCCAAGAGCTTCTTTTTCATGGAAAATAATGAGGTTTGCGGAAGAAAGAAGAAGGGACTATCAAGATGTTGTTTCTTTTACGAGAGAGGATGGGTCTCCTTTTGGTCAGACAAGTTTTAAATTTAATGAATTTAAAATGGCAACAGTTCCAGGTCTTCTTAAAGAAGTAAAACTAAAAGAATCTCATTTAAAAGATCCAGTAAATAAAGAAGGCACTTCAGATTACAACAAACGTCGTAAAAAGATTTTTGGTGCAATCAATGAAGACTTCAATTCAGCAATTGCAGGCGAAGAATTTGGGACTAGGGTTTCTGGTTATAATTATGAATCAATAACTCCCCAGGAACAAAATGAAGAGTATAATAAGATTTTAGAACGAGAAGGTTTTCATTCTTCAGATTCCACCATGATAGCAGATGGAGGAAAAGAGAAGACAGGTGAGGAAATACTTCTAGAAGGAAAAATTGATGTTCTCTCTAAAGATAGTCGTTGGAAACTCTATAAATTAAAAGATGGGAGTATGTTCAGGATAGGAGGTAATCCTTTTAAAAATGCTGATGCAGAAAAGATAAAGGGATTCCCACAGGATGAGAAATACTTAGTTTCAAGATCAATAAGTATTCCTTTAAATCTATCTGGGCTTCATATCCTTGGAATAAATATTAATTTTTCAAATCGAGTAACTTCGATTCCTTTACTGGGTTCAGAAACTCCAACATTTCAATATCTTGGAGGTAGCGATGCTTCAATAAGTATGTCCCTGAAGACTACAAACGCTTCAGCTTTAAAGGCTTTTGTTGCACTGGAAAGGTTATGGCATTCTCAGGGAAATATCTTAAGGACTCTTCCTTTAAAAATGAGAAGAATTAAGATTGTTAATGATTTTTTAAATATGTGCGGTCTTCATAATTTCCTATTGAACAACATCAGCATATCTACTGCGCCTGGTGAACCAGATTGCAGATATATCCATCTAGATCTTAGTGAAAAAGAATTTGATGGAACGGATGAATCTTTTGTATATGAGAAATTTCAACTTTATAAAGATGTTGATGCGATAAAACTAATTATCCCTAAGTTTAGAGATAATATTAGATTTTTAAAAGATCAGTTTAGCACAGGATTTTTTACAAATAGGGCAAGT